GGTCCGCATCGGGCGGCGGCGGATCGGCAGCGGCCGGCCGGCCCGAACTGTCGGCAATGATCTGCCGGCCAGCGGCCTGTGCGGCCATCAGCGCGGCATGATCCTCTGCCGTGATCGCGACTGCATCGTCAGGGATCTGTTCGGCGCTGTGAATGGCATCATCGAAGAAGCCGCCGGCGGTGGCGCTGAAGAACAGGGGCATTGGATGATCCTCAAAAGCCGATGGCGAACCAGCTGATCGTGACGTTCGCGTCGATCGCGCTGTAGATGGAGAAGCCGGTCGCAGTGGTGGAATAGACGAAAGGCCCGTTGTCCTTGGCGTCGGTGGACAGCGCCCCGCCTTCGACAAAGGCACGCGACCAGCTGGCAAAGCTGATCGGATAGGTGATTTGCGTGTAGCCATTGCCGTTGGCGGTGCCGGCGCCCCAGCAGAGGATCAGGCCGGACGGCAGACGGACGTAGCCGGTGACGCCGCTGGAGACCGCACCGATCAGATCGGCCGCGTGATAGCCGTCAAGCAGATCCGCATCCAAGCCGCTGCCTGCCCCCATGCCGGTGCGGGTGAGCACTTCCACCCAGGCACCGGGTCGCGATCGAAAGGCAAGCCGGCCGGTCTGGTACATCGTCGACAATTGAAAGCCGCGATCAGGGCTGTCGCCACCGGCCAGCGTGGTGAGATAAGCGAGATTACCCTCGAAGCCGTTGTTCGCGTTGACCGAGAAATAGCTTGACCCGACAACCATGTCGTTCGGGTTTGTTGCGCCATCAATACTAAAGGCAGTCTGATTTGCGCCAAAACCGATCGGCCGGGTCGCGCCCTGCCAGAGATCGGCGTCGATGCCGCTGCCGGCACCATCGACGGTGAGCAGCTTGGCACGGACATCGGCAGCGGTGTAGCTGGCGGCGGGCAGAAAATGGCTGGCGTGCTGTCCGTCAAGGAGATCGGCATCGATGCCACTGCCGGCGCCATCGACCGTCACCAGCTTCGCGCGGACATCGGCGGCGGTGTAGCTGGCGGCGTTGAGCGGCGTGTAACCGAGCCGGGCCGCGATGTCGGCATACCAGCTGCCTTGCTGGCCATCGAGCAGATCGGCATCCAGCCCTGAATTGGCGCCATCATTGCCGGGATGCCATGGCGTGTAGCCGAGGCGGGCGGTGATGTCGGTGTAATAGCCGGGCAGCTGGCCGGCGAACAGGCCGGCGTCGAGACCCGAGCCCGCGCCGTCGTTGGCTGGACCCCAGGGCACATAGCCAAGCCGGGCGGCAATATCGCCGTACCAGCTGCCCTCCTTGCCATCGAGCAGATCGGCATCAAGGCCATTGCCGGCCCCGGCATCCTTCAGCGCCGCCGATTTAAGGCCAAGCGCCTCACGAAACAGCGCTGCATTGGCAAGCGACAACAACTGTTTAACAAACAGGCTGGGCGCATTATCGCCAAAGCGCGTGTTGATCCAGCTGGTGACCGCCGCCTTCATCCCTTTTGGCGTCACGGCGCGGACGCCATCACTGCCGCTTGTCGCTTCGGCATCGGTTGCCAGTTCGACCACGCCCTGCACCGCAGTCGTCGCCGGCGGGTTGAGGAAATTGCTGTCACCAAAGGTCAGCGTCGAGGCATCCACGTCTTCGAACCGGACGTCGATCGCCAGCAGCAGCATCGCCTGCGCCGATTTTTCAAGCAGCACATCGGCCTGGCCATAGAGGCCGAACAGCGTGCCATCGCTCAGATAGAGGGCCAGACTGCGCACCGTGAAGACATCGGCGCTTTCGTCGCGCACGATCAGGTGGATGGTGTCGTCGGCCACCACGTCGCCGGACAGCGCGGCGATCCGCTTGACTTCGCCGGGCAGTGCGGCGGCGGCCGGATCTGCAGAGACGGCGTTGGCGGACACGCCGACAGCAGCGATGGTGACGGGCGCGGTGCCGGTGTTGTCGGCGTTGACCAGCGCTGCCCGGCCCGCATTGGTGACGATGAAGGTAAAGGCCATGAATCCTCCGGTCAGGCGGCGGTTGCCGATGGCGCGGTGCAGGACAGCCGCGCATAGATGGTCGGTCGCACCACCGCGATCAGGCCGACGCCGGCGCTGGCGGTGAGGCCCTGGGTGAAGGTGAAATGGCTTCGCGCCGGCTTGACCCGGCTGACTTCGGCAATCACCTGATCGACGAACGCCGCAGTGGCCGGCGCGCCGGCCTGGTCGAGGTTGAGGACGAGGTCGAAACTGTGTGGCACGCCGCGTGGCGTCCGCTGCCACCATTCGCGGATCGCGACCGAGCCGCCGAAGCTGGCGACGACATTGCGCACCGATGCAGCGGATCCTTTGCGACGGGCGATCGGGATGGCATTGCGCACCCGCGCGCGCTTGATCGCGTCCGGCCAGTCGGTCGACCAGGCATCGAGCGATCTGCCCCATGCTTCCCAGGGCAAAAGCGCGATCGGGCAATCATCGGCGGATCGCACGGCGCGGATCGGCACCGGAATATCGAGCAGATCGGCCGCGACCTGTTCCAGCGCCAGTTCAAGCGCGGTCGAGCCGGGCGGCAGCAGCGAAATCCGGCTCATTCGCCTACCCCGGCGTATGTCAGCGCGATGCCCGTGCAGAAGGCGGCCTGCGACCGTGAAACCACGATATCGGCGGCGGGCGAAGCGATGACGACATTCTGGACGCCTTCGACGTGCAGCGCCGCATGCAGTCCGGAAATGGTGATGTCACGGCCCATACGGTGGCTGTCGGCGACATAGGCGTCGAGCTTCGCGCGCGCGGCGGCCAGAACAACTCCGCCATCCGGCCCGCTGAAAGTGGTGATATTGGCGATCACCTGATATTCGATGATGTCGGCCGACTGGACGATGACATGATCGGTCAATGGCCGGATCGATTCATCGGACAAATGGCTGTCGACCGCCGCGATCAGATCGGGCGATGCAGTGCCATCGCCGGAACGCGACAACACCGAAATGACGACTTCGCCCGGCCAGATAGCGGCATCGAGCGCGGCGGTCATCGCGGCGACCAGTTCCGGCGCGGCCGCATGCTGATCGAGCACCGCCAGCACCACCGCGCTGATGTCGTCGGGCTGCGGGCTGGTGGCGCTGGCGTCAAGCACATCGCCATCGGCTGATAGCGCGTGGAAGACATAGGCGCCTTCCGGGCCGGCGACCGAATAGCCTTCCGGCGCGAGCACCATGCGCCGGCGGAAATCCGCATCGCTTTCCATCACCGCCGGAATGCCAAGCACATCGTCGGCAGGCGTGATCGTCTGGCGCGTCACGCCAAAGGCGGCGGCGATATTGTCGAGATCGGCACCGTTCGCATAGGCTGGCATGACCGCGCGCGCGGCATCGTTGACGCGCTGGCGCAGTAGCTGGGCCAGATAGGCGACGACCTGCAATTCCTTGACCGCCGGATCGCTGTCACGGTTTTCCCAGCTGGGCATGAGCGCCTGCATCCGCGCCACCGCATCGGCGTAGATCGTCTCGAAATCGAGCGCTTCGACGATGTCGGGCGCCGGCAGGCGCGACAGGTCGACGGCAGTGTAGGTATCGGAGGCCATGGCGCCATGTCGGGTGGAGCGCGGGCCGAATGCCAGCGCCTGCATTTGGCCGGGCGCCTGACCAAATGCCGCCCGTCAATTTGTGGGTCAGCCCGCTTCCGTCAGCTGCGCATAGAGCATGTCGAGCAGCTGCTCGCGATCGGCGGCGGTCGCGCCCAGCAGTTCGCGTTGCGGATAGGGCACTGCGGCAGCGCGCAGCGATGGTTTGTCGCGCAGGCCATATTGATGGACGCTGGCGATCCGCGAGACCTTGCCGGCAAAGCCGACCCAAAAGCCCTGATCGTCGGCACCGGACCGCAGATATTTGGCACTTGCAAGGCGGCGGAACATCGCACGACGGCGCAACCCGCCCCTGCGACGCAATTTGCTGCCACCGGCGTTTTTATATTGATCAGGGACGGGCAGCCATTTGACCACCTTGTCGAATTCGAACGAGCGGATGGCGCCGGCCTTGATGTCAAAGCCGGTCATCATGCGCCCGGCGCCCCAGGCGAAGCTTTTCATGATGACTTCGCGTGGTTCGCCGCCGCCGCCCGAGGGATAGAGGAAACAGGCGGCGCCATTGCCCGACACCGGCGGTGCCTTTTGCTTTCGCGGCTCAAACGCCGTGCCGTCGGGATTGCGCTGGGCGGCAATGCGGGTGCGCTGGCTTTGCGCCAGTGCGCGCCCCATGCGGCGCATCAGCCCGCGCCGCTGGCCGGGCGAAAGGCTGCGGATCAGCGCGCCGGCCAGCTGTTCGATTTCGGTGAGATCGTCGTTCATGCGGCGGGCGGGATCGCTGGCGTCAGATCGCCCATGGGATCATCGGTTTCGACGAGCAATTCGGTATTGCCGAAGCCCTGCATGAAAGTGGCGCCGACGCCATCGAAAGCATCGGTGAAATCGGGTTCGGCCGGATGATCGAGATCATAGCCGCTGCCGTCCGCGCGTGGATTGACCTGCACATTTTCGGTGAGATCGATCGAAATCAGCAGATCCGATGTGTCGCTGTCGAGCAGTTCCGCTTCAAAGCTGAAAGGCTGGCTGTCGGTGCGGCTGAGCAGCTGGGGCTGCTGCTTTTCGATCCAGGCAAGCAGCGGCACCATGACCCGGTCGGCATCGCCGGCAAAGTCCCAGATCCCGATCTTGAGCGTATAGCCATAGGTGAAGGACAGGCTGCGCGACCGGCGCGCGTTGACCTGCCCACCTTCGACATAGATGGCGAGGCGATCGGGGTGGGTTTTCAGTTCGGGCAGGCAGGCGGTGAGCCATTGCCGCAGATTGTCGGCCTTGCGCATCAGCGCTGGTCCGCGTTGATCAGGCGGGCTTGCGCCTGCAGCGCGACCAGCTGCGCGCGGATCTGCCCGGCGACATCATAAAGCGCGACCAGGCTGGCATGGCATTGCGCGCCGGTCATCGCGCCAGCCTCAGTTCGCTGAACCGGCGGCAACAGCGGCGGTGCCACCAGCAGCGCCGGGGACAGCCTGGCCGTTGGCGATGGCTGCGGCACGGTCGAGCAGGCCGACGCCATCAGCATCGACGCAGAGATTGCGATACACCGGCCGCTCAATGACCTTCTGGCTTTCATGGTAGATTTCCCTGACATTGCCCTGGCGGGCGATTTCGGCGGACTGGGCCTGTTCGGTCGCCGCATCGATCTGCGCCTGCAGCTTCCTTCGTTCGGCCTCGCGCGCGTCGTCGGCCCGCTTCTGCGCGGCCTGTTCCTGCGCGACGCCGACGCCGGTGCCGTAGAAGAATCCACCGATTCCTGCCGCACAGGCGGCAAGTGCTGCGGCAAGGACGAGGTGGGAGGGGCCGATCACGCCCAGACCCTTACCGGCGTGACGGGGTGGATCAGCCAGGGCGACAGCGCCACCATATCGCGATCGTCGCGCACGCGGACGTTGACGTGCCAGCCCTCAGCGGCGGCCATCACCGGATCGCCATTGCCGTCGACGCTGCCATCCGCCTGCAGGATCGTGCCGATCCGATCGATTTCGAGCAGGCCGGGATCGCGATCGAGGCCGAGCGCCTGCCATGTTTCCTTGTCTGGGAACCGTAGGAAATAATCGGGCATCACAGCGCCTCCACCTGTTTGATCCATGGACGGTTGAGGTTGGTCGGCACGATGGACAGGCCACCGCTAACCGTCGTCACCACGTCCTGCGCACTGCCATCGTCGAAACTGTAGCGGGCAGTGATCGCACCATCGGCAAGCCCGAAGCGGTGCCAGTCGAGCGTCAGCACATCGGCTGACTGGGTGGCGGCCTGGCCGGTGGTGATGATCGGGCTGGCGAGCGCATCGCCCGACACCAGCGCGTTGAGGATGAAGTAGAGCGTCGATCCCGGTTCGGCAGCGATCGCCATGGTGCGATAGCTCTGATCGGGCAGGACGGCGGCCGTCCGTTTCACATAGGCGGGCGCGGCGGCAAAATTGGTGGGCACGGCGCCGGCGTTGAGCGTGAGGCGACCGGCGCCGCCACGCACATAGGCGGACACCGTCTGGCTGGCGGTTTCGCCGGCCGAGCCGGACACCACCGCATAGGCCAGCGCTGTGCCGGCGCTGTTATCGAGCCTGTAGACCTTGCCGGGGCAGATCGCGCCCAGCCCGGCAGCGACCAGCGCGGCGCGATCATCGACCAGCGCCAGCGTCGCGGCGGCATCGCCGGTTTTGACGACATTGGCGAGATCGACCGGATTGGCATTGGCGTTGGTGCATTTGTTGGTGCGCTGCCTGGTGATGAGCAGGCCGAGTGGAACGCCGGCGGCATCATGGTCGAAACGAGGCTGGTCGATCGCGGCAATTGCCAGCTGCCCACCGGCGTCGGTGAACAGCGCCGTACTGGCGCGACGGAAGCTGGCGCCCGCCGGCAGAACCCCGGCGCTGAAATCAAAGACCGACGCGACAGGCAGGCGCCCGCCGCGTCCGCACGCCAGACCAAGGCCAAATGCCAGCATCAGGCGGCATCCATGACGGCGATCTTTTCGTTATCATCGCTGACCGAAAAGAACATTGGCGCGCCAGCGGGCACGAACCAGCCCCTGCCCGCGCCGGCTTCAGGATCCGCGCCGAAGGCGACGAAGATGTTGCCGGTCGCGCAGACGCACCAGAAGCGCGATGACGCATTGTTCCGGCCCATCGGCTGCGCGACGATGTCGGCCTGGCGCGACTGGCCATCGCTTTCCATTGTGGCGGCGGCATGCACGATGCTTTTGGGCACGGGCATGGTGGGGCCGCCCTGCGCCCTGTTGGCGACGCTGCAAAGCGTGACGTGAACGGTGGCCATGATCGTCAATCCTTCAGCTGCGGAATCGTGGTGGCGCCGATCATGCGGCGTAGAGAGCCGCTTCGGCGGCGCGACGATTGGACAAGCCGGCCAGTACCTTGCCGCCCGCTTTATTCCAGCGCGCGAACTCAGCACGAGCGCCAGCATGGTCTCCTGCATTATGCTTGCGCAGCAGGGTTGAGCCGAGAAACGCCCCGGTGCCGATGTTGAAGGCCAGCGACACCATGGCATCAAACTGCGCCTGGCTGGATTTTGGCGCGCCGAGGCTGACAGCAGCTTCGAAGCGATCAAGGTCCGTTTGCAGCAGCGCGTCGGCCTGGGTGGCGGTGATGGTCAGGCCGGGCTTCACATGCGGGCCGGTCGACCCGTAACCGATCGTCCAGACATTGGCCGGGCACAGATAGGCAGTGAGGCGAAGGCCCTCATATTTCCTGATGATAGCGAGGCCAGCGGCCCCGATCTTGCGAGCGGGCATGGATCAATCCTTTTTGGGCAGGAAGCGATCGGCGATGCGCGCCGGCAGGCTGGTCAGCGTGTCGATGACCGCGCGGCTGAGGCGCGGCGTGGCGTCCACCGCGATCAGGCCCAGCCCGAAGCCGATGAACTGCGCGATGAAGCCGTGGGAGCCGGTCAGTGCCGATACGGCCTGCGCGGCGTAGACGCTGATCGTCGAGCCCAGCACCCAATGGATGAAGCGCTGGCGGAAGGGAACGTCAGGCTTCCACGCCTGGGCTACGGCCGAGCCGATCAGGCAGGGGGTGAGCGAGCCGACCAGATCGGTGGCGGTATCGAGAAGCGTGCGCAATTCCATGGTATCAGCTCCAGAGTTGAATGAGCGGCAGCACACGACTTGCCTCTGCATCGGTGGTGGCCGGCACAGTGACGACTGTGCCGAGCGGCAGGATCGCGCCGAGATCGGCAAGCCCGGGATTGGCATCGAGCACGCGCGCGATTTCCACCGGGCCGAGGCCGGCATCACGCCAGAGCAGGTGATCCAGCGTGTCGCCCTGCAGGGCGGTCAGACGCTGCTGAGCCGCCATCAGATCAGGTCCACCAGCGTGCGATTGACCCCGAGGATGTCACGCACCGCGTGCTGCGCGTCGCGGCGCAATTCGCCAACGGTCGGCGTGAGATCGTCGACCTGATTGCCGCCGGCGGCCGT